AAAATAAATTTCAAGATGAATTAAAACAATTTAAAAAATTTATAGATTATAAAACTGACGAAGATTTAAAACAAGAAAAACATATGGAGGATATTGAAATATTAAAAAATAAATATAATAATATTTATGGTTATACTGATATTGCAGATATTTTCAATAATATTAATAATTATTTTAGAGATTTTGTATTAAAGATTGATAATTATAAAAAATCTAAAAATTTGATTAGAGGTGATGATTGGTCATTTGAATTCAATGAAGAATTATTAAAATGTCATACATATAATAAAAATTTATCATTTATATCATGTGTGAATAGTTATAGTCCATTGAAATTTACTAATGAATCTAAATTGAAAATTCCTAATAAAATTCTATTAGAGATGGATATAATTGGATTAAAAATATATGATTATTATAAATTTAATGAGATTAATCACATTGAAATAGTTAAACTTTTATTGAAAGATAGACGAATAGAACCGGATGAAGGTGACATATAAAATCAATTATACTAAATTAACATCTCATATTGGCAAAAAGAATCTATTATTATTATTTAAAGATTAATAAATCTTATTATTTTATTTTTCCAAAACATACCTTTTTGTTGAAACTTTTCCCAAAACATACTTTTTGTTGAAACTTTTCCCAAAACATACCTTTTTGTTGAAACTTTTCCCAAAACATATTTTTTGCTGAAACTTTTTCCTAAAAAGTTTCTATAATAAAGTTGATTTAAATATATAAATAAAAACAAATGACAAAAATTGTGGTTTGTTTAGAAGGTTGCCATGCAGCTGGTAAAACAACTTTATTAAAATTAATTGAAAAATCTAAATATAAGATTATAAATGAAAATTTCCTTAATAATACTAAGTGTAAATTAGGTGTCCAATCATTAACTATGGAAGCACTTTGGATGATGAAATGGATTGAATATGTGATATCTTTACCTGATAATGAAATATATATTAGTGATAGAGGACCATTATCTTCAATTATTTATACAAAATATGGAAGTAATTTATTAGATGCATTAATAATAATGATTAATGAATTGAAACAAATAGATATAAATGTGGTAAATTTTTATATAAAAGTTGATGAAAAAAAATTATGGAATAGAATTCAAAATAGATTAAAAGTTGAACCGAATCGAAAGCAATATAATGAAGATAGTTATAATTGGATGAAAAATGTTATAAAACAATACGAAGAATTCTCGTGGGATATTATAATTGAAAATAATGAATCAATTAATGATATATATAATATTGTTATGAAACAAATAAATTCATATGATTATCTTTTAAAGAAACTTTTTAAAAAAGAAACTTTTTAAGAAAAAGTTTTAGCAAAAATATTATTGTTTTATTATTTTTTTTAATATTTCTTTTTTTTCAAAACTTTTTAATAGAACTTTTTGCTGAAAACTTTTTCCTAAAAAGTTTCTTTCTAAAAAGTTTCTTTTTAAAATAAAATTGATACATATATCAATAAGGATAATATGAATGTATTGAATAAATATAAAAAAACCAATGAATTAGAACTTAGAATTACTAATTTTACATTACCAAATAAGATAAAATTAACAGATTCTCATATTCGCGATATTCAAGTTAGCGGAATTATTGATAAAAAAATTAAAGCTAATAAAAAATATTATGTTTATAATTTTATGAATAAGAGATTTACTGTCGATATAGATAAAAATACCACTGTATGTGATTATAAGAAACGTGTAAGTGAACAAAAATATACATATCATAAATTAGTATTATCAAAAGAAGAACCAAAAAAATGTAAACGAAAAATAGATACTGATAAAAAATTAGATTATATTAAATTAAAATTTAGAGAATCGTTTTTATCAAAGAAATTTCCAGATTGGAGATTTGATTTTACTAAAGTCTTTATTTATTGGAAAAAAGTTGGAAATACTAAAAGTATAAATGAAGTTAAGAAAATATTAAAATCTAAAACAATTAAAAATATGAATTTTGATAATGAATTTGAAATAGAATACATAGGAAAAAAGTTCAATATTAAACAAGTTGAACAAGATGTGAATTTTTTTAATGATTTTATCAATATTAATTTTGGATTAATGTCATGGATATTAAAAGAACTAAAAGTTAAAACATCTTTTCAAATTATGAACAACGTTTTGTCATTAGATAAGAATAGATTTAATATATTGAAAAAAAATAAAAAGAATTATGCTGTTAGCGAGAAAAAAGATGGTGAAAGATTTTTATTATATATCGGAACTAAATGGACATATTTAATAGATAAATCATTTGAAATAATGTTTCATTCTAAAAATGATACTAACACGACATTTACTTTATTAGATATTGAAAAAATAGATGATAAAATTATTGTATTTGATATACTTATTTATAAAAATAAAAATGTAACTGTACAAAATTTTAAAAATAGACTTAAATATATGGGATTGATTAAAAATATAACATTAGCTAACTTTTATATACCAAGTTTTCAAAAATCATTGGGTGTTTTATCAAAAATGGTATATACTAAAAAATATGATTATGATATTGATGGATTAATATTTACACCTTTGATGAGTAATTATAGATCAGGAAAAATATTTAAATGGAAACCAAATAATCTAATAACAATAGATTTCTTGGTTTTAGATGTAAGAAAGAAAAAAGATGAGTTGTGTGGAAATTTATATATTTCAATAAGTAGAAAAAATTATATGAAACAATATGGAACAACTATATTGTCAAAATATAAGAAAAAATTTAATTTAACTGGTCGTGAGAAGTTTTTCCCAATGTTATTTGATCCACCAAATAGTAAGAAAGAACCATATTGGAAATTTAAAATTAAAACAAAATTACCAATTAAAAATGAAGATATTGTTGAATTTGCAAGAATTGATAATAAATGGGAAGCTTTACGTATTCGACACGATAAAACAAAGCGATATAAACGTGGTAAAAAAGTTAATATATTTATGGGGCCAAATGGAACTACTGCGGCATATAATAACTGGAATATAATAAATAATCCAGTTTTATTAAAATCATTATATTCATTATAAATTATTATTAATTATTTTTTTAATTTCAATTATATAAAAAATGAATGAAGATTTAGATATTTATAAATGGATATCTGTTTTTATAATATTAATTACAAGTAGTTTGTTTATTTTTAAATTAATTGGTATATTTGGACTTATTATGATAAGTATTTCTAATTATAAAGATATTATATTTAAATATTATTTTAATATAAAAAATAAATTATTACCAAGTATTAAATATGAAAAAAATTTATTGTCCAAACAAATTGAACAAGAAATTGATTCTGATAAAGAAAGTTATGAATTTAGAGATAATAACACAGATAAAGAAATATGATCACTACTTATTTCAAAATTTGGAACTTTAGTTTTTATAATTGGTACAAATGTATCTTTAATTTTAAAACTATGTTTTTTGATAAAGAAATAATCTAAACAACCTTTAAATTCTTCTGGACTTGTACACCAATTAGTATATTTTGGTTCAAATCCATTAAATTGTTTATATACGCTTACCAACGGAGTATTATCAAAGATTTTATATTTTTTTTCAAGTTTTGATGGTTTATAATCTCCAGTAATATATAAATATGGTTTTGAATTTGGTTGAATATTGAAATCTCCTCCAATTATAAATGGATTTTTACCAGTTAATTTCAACAATTGATAATAATGCAACATTTGTATCATTGGTTGTCTAAATTTACAAGGCATATGATAATTGATAATATCAAACGTTTTTCCATCTTCATTTTTCAATGTTACAAAAATTGCTCTATTTTGTCTAAATCTGGCTATTTTGTTTTCGGTTTTCATCTTGTCGAATCTAGGTTTTAATAATTTAACATTTCTCAACCATCGTTTAACAAACCATTCTTTTGGTAAAGGATTATCCCAAGTTTCTATATTTTTTCCAATATTTACATATTTAAATTCTAATATATCATATATTGAAGGAATAGCTATTAATATTCCCATGAATCCAGAATTACTATTTCCATAATTGGTAGATAATACTGTATAATTACAATCATTAAACATCTTAGATAATTTTGTTACTTTTTCAAGGGTTACTTCCTGTAGTAATATTATTTTTTTACTTTGTACACAATTTGCTAAAAAAACTCTCAAAAGTTTATATCTATTTTCTTTGTCCAAATATTCTTTTTCATATGTTGATTCATACCATTCTGTTAAATCATCAGACAATATATTAAAAGTTACTAAATCTATCATTGTATATTATAATATAAATATTATTATAACTTTATTTAAATATAATATCAATTTTAATAATAATATAAATTGATTTTTTTAATTATATATATAAAATAATGAATATTAACGAAGATTTTATTTTAGCGTGCGAAAATTTTGATAAGTATGAAATTGAATTAATGTTAAGTGCATATACTATAAAAGAAAATACATTTTTAGATATTATAGAAATTATAGAAGAACAAGGTAATAGAGATTTGATGAAAATGATAATCGATAGCAAACAATTTGATTTATCTATTGGATCTAATAAATTATTGTTATGTGCAGTAGATTTGGGATTTATAGAAATAGTAGGCGATTTATTGAAAAATAAAAAAATACTTAAATGTAAATCCGATATAATTGAAGCAATCGAGTTATCAATTGAGAACAACAATTTATTCATGTTTACAACTTTATTGAATGTAAAAATGGATATAAACGATATACAAAACACGATTTTATTGAAATGTTGTGAACAAGAAAATAGTAATTTTCTTAGGTTGTTAGTAAATCGTAATTTTATAAGCTGTATTATCATTAATTTGAATTTACATAAAAATTCAAATCAAGCGATAAATCTAGCTTATAGAATTAAGAATTTTGATAGTGTTAACATACTATTGAGAAACAGAAACGTACAAAAGACTTTATCTCCGGTTTTAATGTCGGAATACACAAACTATAAAAATTATCAAAATTAGTTTAAATAAATAATAATATTTTCTATATCAAAAATAAAAAATATTGTTATTAATTTAAAATAAAAATTGATTTTTTTAATTATTTTATAAAACTGTTTGCAATAAATAATAATTTTAAAATTTATATTAATATAGAATATGAAAAAATTATTGAAAAAAATTATTTAATAAATGTTATTTCAAATATTGATGATTTATTTCAATTTGTTGTCGGTAATGGATATTATAAATTTACTAAACATATTTTAAATAATTCTATATTAAATGTTAATCCAAGAAAAAATAATAATATAATTATATATTTAGCAGCTGAACATGGTTATTATAAAATTGTTAAATTATTATTAAAAGATGGACGAATTGATCCGAGTAGTAATTCAGATATTGCACTTAGAGTAGCATTTATAAATGGACATTATAAAATTGTAAGATATCTTGTAAAAGATAAAACAAGTTAAAATCATATCTCTTATTTATATCATGAAGCAAAAAAAAAACGGATATTTTAAAATTGTAAAATAAAATTATAAAATTATTTTTTTTATTATAATATAAATTTTATAATGAAATTATTATTTTTAATTATTTTGATTATATTAATTGTACATATAAATGCAACAACTATTAAAATACCTTATGATAAATGGTATATTAAAAATACTACTTATCCTTGCATCAAAATAGTAGTTAATTCCGGCGAACAATCTTATTTTTCAATGTATATGGTCAATGAATATATACATAAAGAATTTACACTTAAATCTAATAAAGATTTATTAATACTCAATGATTTATTTTTAAATGCGTGTATTGAAAAAACAACTTGTTCTGTTGAAGTAAAAAATGCAATTGGTATTAATTATATATACATAATCAATGAAAATATAATAATGCGAGGTATATATGATTATTATTTATCAAACTGTAAAGTATATAATTTAATTATGCAAGTAATATTATATATAAGTATAACTGTTACTATTTGTAGTTTATTTACAATGATATTTATAATTTGTTGTGTTATAATTTCAAATACATATATGAAATGCCATACATATAAAAGAATACGATGATTTAATTATTAATGTTTATTTTTTGATAAAATAGTTTTTTATATAATAGAAAAGACATGTTTAAAATATATAAAGATATTTTATCATTTATTTATATTCATAATAATTTATTAATAAATACTAATAAATTTTCAATTTATCCTCAAAAAATAGAATTGTATATTATTAAATATGTTATTGATAAAAAATATTTATTATATCAATGTTTTAAATATTCAACTGATAATTTGTTTTTATTAACATTGATAAAAAGTAAATGCATTGATTTTAGTTTGTATAATAATTATTCAATATTATTCGCAGCTAAACATAGTTATCTAAAATGTTTAAAAGAATTATTGAAAAATAAAAAATTAAATCCAAAAGACAATAACAAAGCCGCTTTATTTGCTGCTATAAATTTTAAACGAATCAAAAGTGCCATAATAATAATCCATTATAGTAATATAAATATATATTTACATAGAAATAAAATATTGAAAATAATAAAGAAAAGTCATTTTATTAAATATAGTAAATCATTAATGAATATATTATTTACTAATTATAAAATACATCATTTAATTGTAAAGAAACTTTTTAGAAAAAAGTTTCAACAAAAAGTTTTGACAAAAAGTTTTAATAAGTGATTAATTTGTTTTTGCCGAAACTTTTTCTTAAATACTCTTTTTGCTGAAACTTTTTTTTAAAAAGTTTCTTTCTAAAAAGTTTCTTTCTTAAAATTAATTTATTTTTTTCAATATATTAAAATATGTTTTTATTATATGTTGATTTATGTAATCAAATATTGTTTTTAAATGGAAATGCATTGAAAAATAAATTATACATATATAATAGCATTATTAATAAAAATGAAATTATTGAAACTGTATTTAATGGAAATCATAGAATAATACCATCCAATTTTTCAGTTAATCTAGAATATAGTAAGAATTATGAATCATATAATAATAAAAATATATATAAATATCATAAATATTGTTATAATTATTTAAAAAAAGATGTAAATTATTATTTTACAGAAAATATGTTAGTGATATTATTAAATACACAAAAATATGTAAAAAGTTTATTATTTTATGCATATATGAATAATTATAAAATCTTAATTAAAAAAATATTAAAATACAACAATACTAATATTTTCTTATTGATTAGTAATGCAATATATGCAAATCATATTGAAATGTTAGTATTATTACTTAAATATATAAATAAAAACGATTTAATTTCTATATTATTAGATATAAAAACAAAAACAAAATTAAAATTATTGTATCTTGCAATTAAACACAAATATTCAAAATTATTTAAAATAATATTTTACAATTCTGATATAAAATATGTAAATATAAATAAATTATTTCTTGAATCATGTATAACTGGATGTTTATCAATTGTTAAATTATTAATTACAAATAAACACGTTAATCCTAGTTTAAATAATGATAAAGCAATTAGATTAGCTTCATATTATGGAAATATAAATATAATTAAATTATTATTAAAAGATAAAAGAGTTAATCCAAGTAATTATTATAATCAAACATTATGTTATTCAGCAGAAAAAGGACATTTAGAAATTGTTAAATTATTATTACAAGATAAACGAGTTGATCCTAGTGATAATGATAATTATTCATTAATATCTACATCAGAAAATGGTCATATAGCAATTGTTAAATTATTACTTAAAGATATTAGAGTAATTGATGAATTGAAACATGATAATTATGCAATTAAACAAGCAACAAAAAATGGTCATATTGAAATAGTAAAACTATTAAAAGAAACTTTTTAGAAAGAAACTTTTTAAGAAAAAGTTTCGATAAAAAATTTTAATAAAAGTTTCAATAAAGTTTTCTTAAAAAGTAATTAAATTGTTTTTGATGTTATTTTTTCTAAAAATATTTTTTGATGTTACTTTTTTCTAAAAAGTAACTTTTTATGTTAATAATATAAATTGATTAATAATTACAATCAATAAATATTAAAAATATGTATGAACTTTATAAAGATATGATATTTGATTTAAATATTAAAAAACCATATAATAACCAACAAGTATATCTTTATGATTTATCACAAAATAAACAAAAATTTATAACTGATGCATTAATTGAAAATAAAATACAATTAATAGAAAATTTAATCAAATGTAAATGTATTAATTTAGATTATATACGTAATCTTATAATACCATTTGCAACGAAAAACAATCATTGGAAAATTATATATTTGATATTAAATGATGAAAGATTTGTTCAAACTCCTAATGGTAATTATTTATTAGGCTGGGCATGTAACTATGGATATTATAAAATAGTAAAACATTTATTAACAAAAGCTATACCAGAAGTTGATCCAGGTGATAATAATAATAACGCAATTATATTAGCATCTAAAAATGGACATTATAAAATTGTTGAATTATTATTAACAAAAGCTATACCAGAAGTTGATCCAGGTGATAATAATAATAAAGCAATTAAATTAGCATCTAAAAATGGACATTATAAAATTGTTGAATTATTATTAAATGATATAAGAAGCTATTCTAATTTTAAAACTTTATTAAAATGGATATTAAAAAATAGAAAAATAAATATTTTGAAAATTATATTAAAGATAAATAAAAAAAATAAGTATTATATTATAGTTAAAAGTGTATTAAAATATGGTAATATAGCTGATTATACATTATTATTGGAACAACGTATAGATAATATGTATATACTTAAATATGCGACTAAAATCGATAAAAAAGATATAATTTTATTAATGGCTGAATTGATATATAATCCACAATTTTATGATCCACAATTTTATGATCCAATTATCAATGATAAATATTTACTAAAACATGCATGTAAATATGGATATATTGATATTGTAAAATTATTATTATTATCTGATAATAGAATTGATCCAACTTTTGATAATAATTATGCAATTAGATGTGCATGTGAAAATGAAAAGTTTGAAATATTTGACTTATTATCAAGACTTCATCGTATAAAATATGATCAAGATTTAACAGATAAATTATTAACATTGGCGATAAAAAATGATAAACCACAATTCATAAGATCTATTTTATTATATGCCAATCAATCAACCAATCTCATCAATTTAAACAATTATTGTATCAATTTATTCAATAAATTATTTAATAACAATGATTATATATGTATACTTGAAGTATTATTAAAATATTATCAACATCATTTAAATCAAAATATTATTGATAAATTATTTAAAATATCTATAAAAGGAAATAAATTGGAAATAGTTAAAATATTATTAAAATATGATAAAGTAGATCCTAGTATTAATAAAAATTATCCAATAAAAACACTATATATTGATAATAATATAAAAATGGCTAAACTATTAATACAAAATGAAAAATTTAAATTTGATAATATTGATCAAAATATAATGAATTGGATATTTTCAAGTTGAAAATTTCATAATAGTAAAATATAACATAATAATATAAATTGATTTTATTTTTTTAATATATTAAAATAAATATATTATCAAAAAAAATGGTATTGATAAAGATAAATAAAAAGAAAATTGATATAAATCTATATGTCAATTTTCATGATAAAATAAAGGATTGGTGTGAAAAATGGGCAATAGGAAAAAATAATTTTAAAATGTGTATAATATATTCTAAAAATATTAAAATATATCATAAATGTATAAATGGTATTATAAAAGATGAACGAATTGTTAATAATAATGAAAAATGGAGTGATATTGATTATAGTAAAATTAGTATTAATTATAAAGATACAGATGAAGAACTTATTAATGTAATTATTAATTTAAATAATTGGTGTGAAAATTGGGCAATAGGAAAAAATAATTACGAAATTTGTATATCATATTCGAGAGGTATTAATGTGTATAGAAAATGTAAAAATGGTATTTTAAAAATATATTGTAAAGTAAATCTTACTACAAAAAATAATATTGATATTAGTAAAATCGGTGTTAATTATGAAAATAAAGATATACAAAATTGTGGAGCAAATTAAATTTTTATTTTTTTAATATTTTTTTAAAAAACTGATATAAATTGATTTTATTTATTATTTTATCAAAGCCATATAAAATGAGTTCTCCTAAACAATCACCTGAAAATGATACTAATAAAAAATTATTACAAAGTTTATATAATTTATATCAATTATATGAAAAAAGTGGTATCACATTTAGAGCAGTAATAAATTTTGATTCAAATAAAAAAGATAATCAAAATAAAGAAAAAACTAAAATGGAAACGATTAAACAATTTGTTTATAAAATAGATTCAAGAACAGAATTTACTGATATTTGTTTAAAATTGATAAAACTTGGTTATACTAAAATTATTAATAATAATATTGATATCAGATGGGCAGCTAAATGTGGGTATATCGAATTAGTTAAAGTATTTTTGAAAGAAATGAAAAACATTTCTAGTAATGATATAAATGTAGCATTGGTAACTGCTTGTGAAAAGGTTATATTGAAATAGTTGATTATTTAATTAAAAATGAAACAAATTTGATAAATGTATATAATTTGGCTCTGAAAGGAGCACTTAAATACAATTATTGTAAAATTGTTAATTTATTATTACAATATAATATTGTTAAAAAATAAATTTTTTAATGTTACTATTTCCTAAAAGGTAAATTTTTGATATTACTTTTTCTTAAAAAGTAACTTTTCTAAAAAAGTAACTATAATAAAATTGATTTATTTTTTTAATATATCAATATATTAAAATATTAAAATATGTATTTATTATATAATGATCTGTATACTCAAATATCATTTTCAAATAAAATAATATTAAAAAATAAATTATATCTATTAACTAATATTATTGACAAAAAAAGAGTAGTTGAAAATGTACTTAAATATGATTATATAAAAATATTAAAATATATATTATCTAATTCAAATTTTAATAAAAAATATAAATTTTTATTTGAAATAAAGATATCTAATGCATATATGATAAATATAAAAATATTTTGTAATAATATATGTGTTTCGGTTATTAATAATTTTACTTTAAGTGAAAAAATATTAATATGTTTAATATTGAATAAATTTAGTAATTCAGAAATATTTTTAAATGATTTATTAAGATATTCATGTATATTTAACTATTATAAATTAACTAAAATATTAATAAAACAAATCAAAATAATTTATAAATATAAACTATATATTTCAATAAATTGTGCTATAACGAACAATTTTGATAAAATATTAAATTTATTATTGAAATATGTATTGAAAAATAAAGTTATCACCAATCACAATTTAATAATAGATATGTTAATTAAAAATAGTAAAGTAAATAGCATTAAAAAATATATAATAACAAAAAATTGTATATTAACAAATGAACATAAAATCAGATTATTAAAATGGTCATTAAGGAATAATTATATGAATTTATTTTATAAAATAATAAAAATTTATAATATCGATTTAAATAAGTGTGATTATTTATTTATAATAGCAGTAAGAATAAATAATTTAAAAATTATAAAAATATTATACAATAATATTAAAATTGATAAAAATATTTTAAATGACTCCTTTAAGTTAGCATGTATATATGGATATTCCAAAATAGTTGAAATATTACTCAAAAATAAAGATACTAATCCTGATATAGAAGATAATAAAATGTTACAATTAGCTTCAGAAAATGGATATTTACAAATTGTAAAGTCATTATTAAATGATAAACGGGTAGATCCAAATACTAATGATAATTATCCATTAATGATTGCGTCAGAAAAAGGATATTTAGAAATTGTTAAAATATTAATCAAAGATTCTAGAATAGATATTGATTATAATAATAATTATGCAATTGAACAAGCAGCTTTAAATGGACATTTTAAAATAGTTGAATTATTACTTAAAGAATCAAAATCTGATATAATAAATATAAATTATTATACGTTTAAACCAATATATGATAAATATAAAAATATATTAAAATTATTAATAAATAATTGTAAAATTAATATAGATAATAGAAGTATATGTATGTTATTGTCATTTGATAATGTAAAATTGATACGTAATAAAATAAAAGACGAATATATTTATAAATGGTTGATTAAAAATGATCGTATACTATATATAATTGATATTATCAACAAAAATATTGATATTGGATTTATTAATTATAATGAAATATTATTATTTGCATGTAAAAAAAATAATAAAGAATTAGTAGAATTATTATTTAAACAAAATTTAATTGATGTAAAGTGGGGAAATAGTATTTTTTTAAAAATAATTGTAATTAATAATTATTTAGATTTATTAAAAATAATATTAAATTTTCCAATTATTGATCCAAATATTGAAGATCAATGTATTGTAAAATTAGCATATTTACATAAAAATAAAGAGATGTTAACATTTATTATACAACATGAAAAAATACATTTTGAAAAAATTGATACAAATATAATAAATTGGATATTTTCAAGTTGATTTTTTAAAATTATTTTTATTTTTTATAATATAAATTGATTTTATTTTTATTAATATAAAAATGTGGAATATAATTACTAAAATTATATCATTTGCAATTACATATCCAAAATTAACACAAGGTATGATTATTATTACTACTATTATTATGTTGTATGAGTATAAACCTGGAGATAGATATAAAAAGTAACTATAATAAAATTGATTTATTTTTTAAATATAATAAAATGAATACGATAAAAAATATTTTTGAAAATATAGTTGATTTAGATTTATATAATAAAACCATTTATACTAATGAATACGTTGATGTATTAGAATTATTATTGAAATATAAATATTTTAATATATTATTCAATGATGATGCATTACAACACGCAGTTAAAGTAAGAAATATCAAAATGATTAAGATTTTATTGAAATATAATAAAAATTATAATTTTGATTTAAAAAAAGTGATAAATATTGCTAAAGAAAATAAATATGAAGAACTAGAACAATTATTTATAGAATATAGTTCTACTTAGTTATTTTTTAGAAAAAGGTAATATCAAAAATTTATGTTTTTATTTTTTATATATTTTGATATTAAAATTGATTTACTTTTTTTATTTTTTATATATTTTTTATAATAAAAATTGATATTTATTTGATAATATATATAAATAATGTATATTATTTATAATGATTTGTTAACCCAAATTACAGTTAATAAAAAATTGTTACCAAATTATAGTAAAAATCTGTATTTATATAATATTGTAAAAATTAAACGAAACTTTATAATAAATCTATTAAAAAATGATAATGTTGATACATTACATAGTTTAATAAAATCAAAAGTATTAAATAAAAAATTATCATTGAGATTAACTTTATATAAGGGTAAAAAATACAAAGTAACAATAAAAATAAATTCCAATAAATTTATAAAAATTCATATTTCACAATCTATATTAAAATTATTATTAACATCAAATATATTGCAAAGATTTACAATAGATGATATATCTAATATTATAAAATATATATTAAATTTTGAATATTGGGATAGTTTAAAATGGTTACTCAAAAATGTTAAATTATTTCAAACAAATAAACATCAATTATATGAATATATTAAATGTAATAAAAATGTTATATTAGTATTGAAATTATTATTAAAATATACTTTAGATAAAGATGATTGTACAAAAAAGATTGCAATTAATTATGCTTTAAAAACTAGAAATTATAAATTTATGAAAAAACTTTTAAATATATATAAAATTAATCCAAGTATTGATAATAATTTTGCAATTATATGGGCATCTGAAAAAGGATATTATAAAATTGTTAAATTATTATTAAAGGATAAAAGAGTTGATCCAAGTATTCAAAATAATGGAGCAATTCGATACGCATCTGCGGATGGACATTATAAAATTATTAAATTATTATTAAAGGATAAAAGAGTTGATCCAAGTAGTCAATATAATTATGCACTTCGTTATGCAATTCGTTGGGCATTTGGAAATGTAAAATATAAAATTGTAAAATTATTATTAAAAGATAAAAGAGTTGATCCAAGTGTTCAAAATAATGAAGTATTTCGATATGCGTCTAAATATGGACATTTGGAAATTGTTAAATTATTATTAAAGGATAAAAGAGTTGATCCAAGTGTTCAAAATAATGAAGCATTCCGATATACATCTAAAAATGGACATTCAGAAGTTGTAAAATTATTATTAAAGGATGGTAGAGTTAATTCAGATGATTTAAATGAAGCAATTCAATATGCATCTAAAAATGGACATTTGGAAGTTGTTAAATTATTATTAAATGATAATAGAGTTAATCCAAATAATTGTTATGCAATTTATCAAGCATTTAAACATAAACATTTAAAACTTGTTGAAATGTGGTTGAATAATTCAATGGTTGATTTAGATAAAATTTTTAAATATACATCAAATTATAAATGTACACAACTTATGCATTTAATTTATAATAAAAAAATTGAATTAAATAATAAAATTGAATTAAATAATAATAAAAAAATTGATGATACTTCTATTGAATATGATTTTAAAAATAATTATGATGAAATTGTTGAATTAATGTTATATAACAAGAATATTGATAAAAATTATATAAATAAATTATTTAAAATTGCAATTAAACAAAATAAATATGATTTCATACAAAAATTTATAGGAAATTCAAAAATAGATTTAAATATTGATGATAATTATATAATTAAAACATTATATATTGATAATAAAATTAAAATTGCAAAACTAATAATATCTGATAATAAATTTAAATTTGATAATATTGATCAAAATATAATGAATTGGATATTTTCAACTTGAGATTATATATTTTGTATTAAAAAGATATATTTGTAATTATAAAACATTATGATTTTCAATTTAATCTATAATTAAAAAATAATTTTATTAAAATTTTAATTATTAATTAAAATTAATTTATTTTTTCAATATATTAAAATATATAAACTATATAATAATTTATATTCTTTACTTAAAACTGAAGAAGAATATTATAATAATGGATATAGGATAAAATTTATGAATATTGATAATTTATTTCGTATGATTTCATATTGTTCAAGAACTGTAGATAAAGATATAAAAATATTAAATAAAAGAGGATTTTTGAAAAAAATATCAAAAGATAATTATGGATTTATATATTGTTATATTCATGTTAAATTGGAAACAATAAAATTATTATTAAATTATATTGATTCATCTATGAATGATAATTCCGTATTACATAAAGCTATTCAATACGAAGATAAAGAACTTATCGCATTATTATTTACTGATATGCGAATAAATTCAGATAAATCAAATGATTGGGCAAGACAATATTTAAATAAATAAAAAAAATATTTATTAAAATTCTATTTATTTAATTTTTTGATATTACTCCTTTGAAAAGTGACCAACTATCATTTCTGTTATTTGAGGTCGTAATTTTTCAAGTATTTTATTTGTCATTTTTTCAATATCTTTATCAACATTCTGTTTTTCTTTTTTTCGTTGTTCAGCATTAGCTTTCATAATTTCAAGTGCTTTATCTAAACGTATATTTTCAACTAATATAGTTTTGTTTTCTTTTTGAATATCTTCTTTTGTATTTATTTTATTTAACATTTTCTCTATTGTTGGTTGATAATTTACATCATTTTTATTATCTATTTTCGATTCTACTTTATCAAATAATTGTTTAAATGTTTTAAATTCAGGTATTTTTATTTTTTCATCTTTTTTTGTATTTGTATTATCTATTTTATCCAATATAACTAATTGATTATCGTTGATTATTTTTTGTATTTCAACATTTCTAATAATAGATTGTTGTATATTATCATCTATAAATTCCGTTGCAAAATTGAATTTTGTTGGAAAACGTCTCATATTATATAATAAATAAAAAATAATATTTAATATAAATAACTAACTTTTTGATGTTACTTTTTTCTAAATATCTAACTAACTAACTAACTAACTGACTTTTTGATGTTACTTTTTCCTAAAAAGTAACTAAGTAACTAAGTAACTTTAGCTTTAACTCTAGCTGAAGCATCTGTAGCAAGTTTATCTGCATAGTCATTCCATTTATCATTAGAATGCCCTTTAACATGTTTAAATTCTGTAGTTCCAGATCTTTCTTCAATTTTATTGAAAATTTTAGCTATCAAATCAGTGTTTAATTTATATTTTAGAGTATTATTTATTATCCAATTCTTATACCATTTTGTTATACAATTTATACAATATTTAGAATCAGTAAATATTACAACATTATCTGTATTTTCAACTATTTGTAAACACATTGATATAGCTAATAATTCTGCTTCATTATTAGTTGTTTTATCATTTATTTCAATAGATTGATGAGTATATTCATGATTTGGAAATGCTATTCCACTTCCACCATAACCATTTTTTAAACAACTCCCATCAGTATATATTTGAATTACCATTTTATATTATATATATTAATAAATCAATTTTATTATTGGTAAGACATCCTCACAGCTGCGCTGTTCGGCCTCTTACGATCTTGAGTAGTAGAATTATTAATAAAACTTTTTATTAAAACTTTTTGCTGAAACTTTTTTCTAAAAAGTTTCTTTCTAAAAAGTTTCTTTCTAAAAAGTTTCTTTCTAAAAAGTTTGTTTTAAAAAAATAAATATATTTATGATATTAATTGAATAATTATAGAATGTTCTTTATTTTTAATTATATCTAATATTAATATTAAAAACATTGTAAAGAAGTATAATTTTCCACCACGAAGATTGCTTTTATTATTTTCTTTATTTTTCAATATTGTAGTAGTAATATATTCTTGTTTATTAATATTATTTATATATTGTTTTGGTATTTTATTTAATTTATGAACATTTAAATTAATCGGTACTTGTTTATTGAAATTATAAATATTATTAATTTTAATTTGTTTATTTAATATTTTATTTAATGAATATTTTAAATTTATTTTTTCATTTAATGAATATTTTAAATTTATTTTTTTAATTTTATTATATTTAAAGTTTTTATTTAGTTTAACTTTTGGTAAATTATATAATATTTTATTCAATCTGATCATTTTGTTATATAATAAATATAAATCAATTTTATTTAATATATAAAAATGGGTTTTAATTGTATTCTTTGTGGTGAACGTGAAATATGGGCATTTGAATCTTCTTCATATCCACGTATATGTTACACATGTCATTATTGTGTTGATAAAGAAACTATTGATATGAAAAAACATCGTATATTAAATAAACGAACTCTTGTAGATATTAAAAAAAATAAAAAATCACAAATTAACAAAATTGTAAAACATTTTAAAAATAAATTAAAAAAATAAATAACTTTTTACTGAAACTACTCAAAACAATCTTACAATCCAAGATCGTAAGAAGGCAAGCAGCTTTAATTACTCAAAACAATCTTACAACCCAAGATCGTAAGAAGGCAAGCAGCTTTAGCTGCGCAGCGGTCTTACAGCAATTGAAAATGATAACAAAAATATAAATAAAATATTTGATAATTCAACAGTTAATAATGAAACTATTAAAAATATGTTTATCAATGCTATACATGGACAAAAAATTCATATATTAAAAACATTATTTGAAAATGATAAAATTGATCCAACTATAAATGATAATTTTGCAATAAAATACTCAGTTGAACATGGACAATCAGAAATTGTTGAATTATTATTAAATCACGAAATGATTGATTCAAGTATTGATAATAATTATTTTGTAAGATATGCTAGACAAAAAGTTTATTCAGGTAAAGATGAAAACTTAAAATATTCTGAAATTGTACAATTATTAGAACATCATAATTAATTTATTAATTATATTTTATTTTTTTATAAAATCAATTTAATATTTTAATAATAATGATCAGACTAACAAAAAAATTATATAATAATTCAAACATTAAAATACATAGAAATTCTATAAAAAAATAAAAATATAGATATTAAATTATCAAATATTCCATTAGATAAAAATATAAATTTCAATTATTTAATAATTAAACAATATAATAAACATAAATTAATCAAATCTAATGGTAAAGTTGATGCAATTACTCAAATACCAAAAATAGATATAAATCATGAATTTGATAAAAATAATTACATTTTAAGTAAAACAATCATACAACCGCAAAAATGTAGCTTTATCAAACAGGGTAATGATGATAGATTGGATTTTATAAAAAATAAAGTAATATTTTTTGATATTATCTTAAAGAAAATCAATTAATATAATAGGTTGGTTAATAGGTTGTTTAATAGGTTGGTTTATGGGTATTTTTATAAGTAAAATACTTATATTTTATATTGATAATAAAAAAGGAAAAGATTATATTTATAATGAGACGATGGATTTTTATAAGTGTATAAAAGATAAAATAATTAATATCCGTAATAAAATAAGAGAAATATATAATATAATAATATCATAGTTATTATAAATTTATTTTTTTTATAAAATCAATTTAATATTTTATGAAACTTATTTTAAATTTTCTAAAAAAGAATTATATAACATAATTATATATTTAAACTACATAATTTGGACAATTATATTTATATATTATGTCATAGAGAAAAAAAGGATATTATTATTTTAATATTAAATATAGAGACATAAAAATGAAATAAAAGATATATATGATAAAATGATATCATATTTTATATAAAATTATTTTATTTTTATTTTTATTTATATAAATCTCAATTTTTTATCAAAACTTCTTTCTAAAAAATTTCTTAATAAAATTGATTTAATATTATTATATAAAAACAATATTAATCTAAATTTGTCAATCAATTTTCCTAAAAAGTTTTTGCTGAAACTTTTTTCTAAAAAGTTTCGTTAAGATGTCTTCAAATAAAATAATAGTTCCGACTAAAAAAGTAAAAAGTATACAATTTAGTATACTAAGTCCAGAAGAAATACGTAATATGGGATATGTTGAAATAATACATCCAGATGGTATAGAAAATGGTGAAATAAAGTCAGGATCTATGTATGATCCTAAATTAGGTGTTACAACGCGAGGAATTAAATGCCATACATGTGAATTAACTTCTGATAAGGATGCTGGACATTTTTCATATATTAAATTTGCTGAACCAATTATTAATACAGAATTTTTGGGTGATATTAAAGAAATATTAAAATGTATTTGCTTTAAATGTGGAAGTTTTCTTATACCAACAGATAATTTTGATATGTTATTACAATTAAAACAACATTTACGATTGAAAAAATGTGTTAATATTGCTGAAAAGATGGCAACGGTTTGTAAATCAAAAGGATGTGAAAATTATAAAAAACCTCTATTTTCAAAATATTTTGGATTTGGTATTGAAATTAAACTAAATAAAGATACTAAAGATAATAAGGATAATAAGGATGAAAAAAGACCAATAAGACCAAAATATATAAAATACTTATTTAGTAAATTAACAAATAAACAAATTGAAGTATTAGGTTATTCTCCGATATACAGTCGACCTGAAAATATGATTTTTGTATATTATCCAATAGCTCCTCCATCATTGAGGCCAGTAATTCAGACAAGTGATAATAAAAAATCGGAAGATGATTTATTTAGACAACTTACAAATATTTTAAATAAAAATACAATATTTAAAGAATTATTACTCAAAAATAAGAATGATAAAGAATATATTTCGGCTAATATTCAAAAAAATCATGATAATCTATCTGCTCTTGTTGCAAATATAATAAATAAAAGCACAGATAATAATTTTAAAGTACAATATTCATATAACCCAAATCATAAAATTAAATCAATTCATGAGATTCTAGAAAAGAAAAAAGGATTGTTTAGAGGAAATATGATTGGTAAAAGAGTTAATTTTGTTGGTAGAAGTGTTATATGTCCAGATAATGATATTGAACAATATGAAGTAGGAATTCCTCAAATTATAGCAAAATCATTACAATATGGTGAAATTGTAAATAATTACAATATTGAAGAATTGAAAAAATATATTATCAATGGATCAGACGTTTATCCTGGAGCAAATTATGTATATACTACATCTCACACTCTTTCAGGTAAAAAACTTGAAAATAGAAAATCAAGAACTAAATTATCAATATTCCCATTGGAAATAAGAAAAATAATAGCAAATGATTTAGATGTTGGTGATGTTGTAGAAAGACATGTGATTGATGGAGATATAATTCTATTAAATAGACAACCATCACTTCATAGATATAGTTTATTGGGATATAAAGTTAAAATATTTAATGATAATGAAAAAGTTATATCATTATTTATAACTAATACTTCTCCTCATAATGCCGATTTTGATGGTGATGAAATGAACTTGTTTCTTATGAATTCTATTCTTTCTCAAGTTGAAGTTAGAAATATATCATTTGTTAGTCAGAATTTTGTTGGTATTGGAGCATCAAATACAATTATTTATCCAATACAAGATAATGTTCTTGGTAGTTATTTGATAACTAAAAATGGAAACAAATTAATTGATTCAGATTTATTCATGACAATTGTTACACATACTAAATATTATGATCCGTTTAGAGTTAAACCTGATGAAAATAATCAATATAAATTAATTGATACATTAAGTTGTATTTTACCGGATAGTTTTAATATAAATATTAATGGATTTATTGTTATTAATGGAATTGTAAAATCTGGTATATTGACAAAAAGTATAATTAAGAAAGCATTAATAAAACCTTTATTTCAAAAATATGGTGAATTATTAACAAGTAAATTTACATTTGCTTTTGTCAGGCTTACAAATAAATTTTTATCAATATATGGTGCAACTTTATCAATTAATGATTTGATTATTGAAGATAAAATAACAGAAACAATTAATAAAAATTTAGCTAACATTCAAACAGATATTTATAAATTGTTGAATAAATTTGATAATGGTGAAATAGTTATATCTTTAACGAATACACCAGAGGAAATATATGAATCTGAAGTTGATACAATAATTAATAAATATCAAAAATTAAATGCAGATCTTTTGACTAGTTATTTTAAAAATAATAAAAATTTTATTGATGAACAAAATAATTTATACAATATGATTGATTCTGGTTCAAAAGGAAGTGAACAACATCTTATACAAATAAAAAATTGTTTAGGCCCACAAAAAATTATGAAAACAAGAGCATTAAAGAACTCTGGATCAAGAACATTACCATTATATCCAAAAGGATCTGAAGATCCTAGATCTAGAGGAATGGTTTATACTAATTTTAGTACTGGAATGACTTGTAATGATGCTTTTCATCATGCAAAGGCTGGAAGATCTGGATTATCAGATACTGCATTGGGAACTGCAAATGTTGGATATATGTCAAGAAAACAATCAAAAATGAATGAAGGACAATTTGTTTCATATGATAATATGGTTCGTGATCATGACAATAGAATTATTTCATTCAATTTTGGAGCATCACATTTTGATACATCTAAATTGAATAAATATACAATTGATCTATATAATATTACTGATGAAATGTTTAATATTAAATATAGTTATTAAAAAAATAAATTAATTTTTTTTAATTAAAATAAAATTGATATTATATATAATAATTTTAAAAATGAGTAGTTCAAATGATGAAAGACAGATTAAAAAATTAAGTGAAAAATTTACCAAAGAAAATACTGGTATTGAAATAACTAATAGATTTATAAAAGTAGTTGGAAAATCTGATGATTGTGGTGACGATAGACAACAAATGTTATTTGAGGCAGGTATTATTGAAAAATATGAAGATAATGAGATAATCATGGATACAGAACAAATCTCAATCAATATGGATGTTTGGGGTTATTTTTGTGAATTTGTTGAAAATTTGGACGAATGTGAGGATGATAGTAATGACGAAGTAATTAAATTTACTATGTTTTGGAATTCATCATTAAAGATGATAAAAAAATTCTTTAATTTACATATTAAATTCAATCCAATTATTCCTGATTCAGGTGTTGAATTTGTAAATGAGAATAATGAAAGATGTCTGAGGAAAATGTTAGAAAATCAAAATTTAAAAAATAAAAACGCCGTATGGGAATGGTGTAAAGAATTATTGGTAGTAAAACTTGATGATATTTCAGATCTAACTGAAGAAGGAGCAGATAATTTGTTTAGGATGGCGGATACGTCAAATGCTCTGAATTGCGAGGTAATTTCTTACCTTTGTTACAGATTGTATGAATGTATTTTCGTAACAAAAACATATGCAGAAATCAATAAAATTGGTATATATCTATCAGAATGCATCGAACCAGATACATATTATGATGATAAAGGAAATATAATCAAATATGAACTTCCAGAAAGATTTAATGAAAGTGAAAGTGATGATGAAAGTGATGATGAAAGCGAAAGTGATGATGAAAGTGAAAGTGATGATGAAAGTGATGATGAAAGTGACAATGAAAGTGACAATGAAGATGAAGATGAAGATAAAACTAAAGATGAAACTGTAACTGAAATTGGAGAGAACAAAGAAGATGAAACTAAAGATGAAGAAGATTCAACTGAAATAGATTGATAAATAATTAATCTCATACATTTAAAAAAATATTTTTTTATTTTATTTTTTAATATAATGAAATTAATATTAAAATATTTTTATCAATTATTAAATATAAAATAAAATAAAATTGATTTTATATATAATAATTTTAAAAATGAGCAGTTCAACTAATGAAAGACAGATTAAAAAATTAAGTGAAAAATTTACTAAAGAAAATACTGATATTAAAACATCTGGTAGATTCATAAAGATTATTGGAAAATCCGATAAATCTGGTGACGATAGACAACGAATGTTATTCGAAGCTAAAATTATTGAAAATTATGAAGAAAATGAAATAATTATGGATACAGAAGAAGTTAAAATTAATTTGGATGTTTGGAGTTATTATACAAAATTTTGGGAAAACATGGAAAATGATTTTGATTGTTATAATGAATATGACGGTGAAGTAATTGAAAATTACATATTCTGGAATTCATCATTAAAGATGATAAATAAATTTTTAAATTTACATGTCAAATTCAATCCAATTATTCCTGATTCAGGTGTTGAATTTGTAAATGAGAATAATGAAAGATGTCTTAGTAAAATGTTGATAAATAAAAATTTAGAAAACAAAAACGTAGTATGGCAATGGTGTAAGGAATTATTGGATGTAAAACTTGATGATATGTCCGATTTAACTGAAGAAGGAGCAGATAATTTGTTTAAAATGGCAGATACGGCAAATGCTCTGAATTGCGAGGTAATTTCTTATCTGTGTAACAGATTATATGAATGTATTTTCATAACTAAAACATATGCAGAAATCAATAAAATTGGTATATATCTACCAGAATGCATCGAACCAGATACATATTATGATGATAAAGGAAATGTACTCAAATATGAACTTCCAGAAAGATTTGATGAAAGTGAAAGTGATGATGAAAGTGATGATGAAAGCGAAAGTGATGATGAAAGCGATGATGAAAGTGATGATGAAAGTGATGATGAAAGTGATGATGAAGATGAAGATAAATCAAAAGATAAATCCAAAGATGAAACTGTAACTGAAATTGAAGATATCATTAAATGAATGTAACTGAAAAATGAAGAAGATTCAACTGAAATAGATTGATAAATAATTAATCTCATACATTTAAAAAAATATTTTTTTATTTTATTTTTTAATATAATGAAATTAATATTAAAATATTTTTATCAATTATTGAATATATATGAATTATTCAACGATAGATATAGAGTTAAAGCTTATCGAAGTGCAATTTATAATATAAATAATGATAATATTAATAAAATTGGTGAACGATTGAGAATGAAAATTAAAAGTCCTCAAATAGCAAAAGAAGAAATTGATGTATTGAAAAAATATATACCATTGATGAAAATTAAAGGATTTGGTCCAGCTTATATTAAAAAACTTATAAAACAAGATATAATAATAAACCGCCCAATGGATTTAATTAAAAAACATAAATTAAAATTAACTAGAATTCAAAAACTTGGATTAAAATATTATAAAGATATGAAACCATTAAATAGATCTCAAGCGTCAACGATAATTGATGAAATACAAAATATATTGATAAATTGTAAAATAAAATTAGTAAAATATAAAGTAGCTGGTTCATTTCGTAGGCAAAAATCTAAAATTAATGATATAGATATTATTATTGTTGCTAATTCAAAAATGAAAAAAATTTATAATTGTATATCTGAAAATTATCATAGATATATTGATTATTATGCATTAGGAAAAACAAAATATTCTTTTTTATTGAATTATAATAAAAATATAGTACAGATAGATATCAGATTAGTTGATATAAAATCATTTTATACAACATTATTTTATTTTACAGGATCAAGTAATTTTGGAGTAATGATGAGATCTAAATTTAAAAAAATTGGATATAAATTGAATGAATATAGAATTTGTGATTCAAATAACAATGTATATGTAATAAAATCGGAAAAAGATATTTTTGATCTATTGGATATGAAATATATAAAACCTAAGTATCGTAAATAAAGTTGATTTATTTAATATAATATATAAAAAATGTTTGAAGTTTATGATAATTTAACTAGTTCATTAGAATTAACTGGATTTGTATCGACTGAAAATAACAATATGTATCATTCACAATTTAATATAGATACTAAACGATTTCTATATATTTATGGTGCTCTATTGAATAAAAATGATGTAATGGAACATTATAAAGAAGATTGTAATAACACTTATGAAATTAATGCCATGGCAGCAATTCATGCATTATTTGGAAATAATTTTAAAATATTTAAAAAAATGTGTAAATTAATTGGACATTTTAAAAGTGATGATTATAATCGACTTATACATTATTCAGTAATATATAATAGACCAAAATATATTAATGTATTGTTAAATTATTTTCCAATTGAATATATTGATGATATAGATATAATTTATATAAGTAATTGGATAATTGAAAATAATCATACAAAAATATTAAAAAAAATAATTAAATATTATACAAATTCAGATGGTATTTGTTATATTAGTGAAATAATAAAAGTTACAATATTTAATTCAAATATGATTTTTAATGTTATGGAAAAAAATCGATTATCGATGATGAAATTATTATTAAAATATAATATAGTTGAAAAGTTTGGATATTTAATAGATTGTGCTATCAAATCAAATAATTTTAAAATGTTTAAATTGATATTAAAATATGTTAAAATAAAAATGGAACACATAAAAACAGTTATAGACTCTAGAAATGATAAAATGATAGATTTTTGTTTAAAATTAGATATAATAAAAACATGTGATAAAAATGAGTTAATAATTGTAGCATTTGCCAACGATTGTATGAAAATTGTCAAATATTTACATGAAAAAGGATTTGAAATTCCGGTGGAAGCATTTCATTCAACTCCATATCGTATGTATAAAAAATACAAACATATTATTCATAATCAAAAAAATGTTATAAATTATAATTATAAATATGAATATGGATTACCGAATATATTATTGATAAAAAGATTTAAAAAATTGTATAAAAAAATAAAAAAATAATATAAAATGTTTTATTAAAATGTTATAACTTTTAAGTTTATTAATTTTTTTACACATTCAAAAGTTATGAATACATCATAAAATGCATCATGAGCTTCGTCTTCATCCATATCAGTTGCACATAAAAATTTATATAATTCACTTAATTTAGGCATTTTAATGTTACCTCTTTTATTTTTTGCACAAACTATGTGTTTTGTTATTTTCATTGTATCAATTGGTATTGGAAAATTAAATTTCATATAATAATAATCTAATGCCAATTTAATATGTTTCATATCAAATGTAATTATATTATGTCCAATAATATGACTGCAATTATTCATATCATTGAGGAGTATTTCCATTACTTTCTTCAATGATTTACCATTGCGTAAAATGACATCAATTGATATCATTTTATAAAAATCAACTTCACCCGATCCATCGTTAACAATTAAATTCTTTTTCTTTATAATTTCTTTCTTTATCGGACAATATATCCAATATGCTATTTGAATGATTTTTTTAGATTTTGTTGTTTCTATATCTAAAATCATTATATATTTTCTATCATATTTTTCAATTATTTTAGATTCTGTATTCAATTTAATAAATGTTTCATCATCAATTTCATGTTTTTTCTTATAGAATTTTTCAATAATTAAATATTTAATAAGTTGACTTAGCTTTGAAATATCTGATGTTATTTCTATTACTTCTCCAGATAATATATTCAAAAGTTTGAATTTATGTTTAGACTCGGGATATTTTATTAAAAATGCATACATATATATTGCTAATTGAAGAATATGTGTATTTTTAATACTTGTACAACATTTAAATTCCCAGACAATATCATCACTTATACAATCAACAAATCCATTAACAGTATAATCTAATATATTAAAACTAAATCTACACTCTATTTTTGGATCAGTTTTAATATATTTTGATAATCGATCATATGTTAATTTTAATTGATTGTTTGTTAACCAATCATATTTTTTTATTTGATTTAATTTAAATTTATAATTAGTTTTCGTTGCACTCCATTCTGTAGCTATTTTCAATAATTGTTCAATATTTATATTTTCAATATCGAATTTTTTATCTGGAACTATAGAAATTTTACCAGTTTTTATCAACTCAAAGTAAAACGGAATAGCTATTCCATTAATTTCACTAACTTCTTCAATCATTTTTCCCGATTTAATTTTATTATTGATATTTATTGGTAAATCATTATTAACTTCTTTAGTAATAGTTATAAATTTCATAGCTTTATTAGTTACATCATAATTTAAATAATTGACTAATTCAGTTGGGCAAGTATGTTTCCTATAATAGGTTTTAGCATTTTTCCCTGGATTAAATCTACTTTTTTCTGTTGCCCATGATCCAATTTCTTCTCTATTGATAAATGGCATAAAATCATTTGTTGAATGATGAAATATTACTAAATGATCAATTGCTCTTGTCAAAGCTACATATAATATATCTGGACAAAAGTTTACATCACAATTTTTATTATAATATTTAAAATATGTATCATCAAAGTTAAATACAAATACAACTGGTCGTTCCATACCTTTTATTTGATGAAAAGTACTAATAACTATTTTTCCTTTCATAACATCACTTGTTATTTTTTGTTCATCACTTACAGGAATATATACTGGATATTTCTCTGATAGTTTATTTTCTAATTTATTCAACGGTGATTTTGATTGTTTAAGTTTTGATTTCTTTTTAATGGATGGGGCTAATATAAATATATCATTTGGTTTATAACCTTTATCCATATATGTTTCAACAACATTAAATGTATTGTTTGCAGAAAATGTATTAATTATTAAATAATTAACTGAATCATCATTACATATTTTATCTGAAAATATTCTATTTTTTTTCAATATACAAGTATTGATAAATTTAGCCATTTTTTGTGTTATTCGATAACTTTTATTTAATTGTACTTTTTTCCATTCTAATTTATTGATATTAAATAATTTATCAGCAAATTTTAGATATCTTTTATCTGAATTTTGTAAAGTATCAAATATTGTTTGGTATTCATCACCAATCAAACACAACTTAATGGTTTTGTTAGAATTATCTTCAATTATTTTATTAATTAAATTATAATACAATTTATTAATATCCTGAGCTTCATCAATTATAATTAAATCATAATTAAATGTAGATTGAGGAGATATATCATTTTCTAATAACATTGAAATTCCTTTATCATTTTTTCCATCTTTTCCAATATAATATTTTACAGCAAATGCATGATAAGAATGTACTTCCATATTGGGTATTTTTAAAGTAAATACTTTTTCTCTTGTCTCAAGTTTTAATCTAGCATTATATGTCAATAATAATATTTTTTTATCAAGATTATCCAATGCAATATGAAGAGCTGTAGTAGTTTTTCCAGAACCAGCAACAGAATCAATAATAATATTATTATTTTTTATCAATTTAAGTATTTCAATTTGTTTATCAGATTTCTTTGGTAATACGAACATTATATTTTAAATATTTGTATTATATTATCAATTTTAATATAATATAAAACAAAGAAACTTTTTAGTAAAAAGTTTCAGCAAAAAATATATTATAGGTTGTTGGTTTTAAAATAAACTATTTACTTTATTGTAATAAATATCTGATTTTATTCTTTTTAATAATCAATATTTTTTAAATTTTTCATTTTTATTTCATATTTACTTAATTTTTCATGATTTTCTAAATGTCCATAATAATTTTGGTATAAATCTGTCATATTCTCTTTTGTTAAATCTTTAGAAAGATATTTTTTATCAACGTATGATTCATTTAACATAAAATAAATATTTTTACTTCCAATTATAAATGGATAAGGAACGTCACTATTTCCAAGAGTTGATATATATTTTTTTACTTTATCTTCCATCGTAAATTGATATATGTAGTGACCGATAAATATATATTTATTATTATTTTTTTGTAATAATATTGAATTTCCATCAGCAGATTGATGCTGAGGAACGCCATAAGGTTGACCTAAATAATGATTTATTGATTTTATATTTTTTGGATTTTTACCAATATAAACTTTTTTAACATTTTTATTAAAAACTAACTTTGTATACATCCATTTATTTTTAAAATCTTTTTCATGATACATATTGTCGGGTATCAATTTATCATTCGGTATTTTATAAACAATCACGTTTAATTTATTTATATATACTAAATATGGTCTTCTACCATTATCATGAGTGAAATATGTTTTATATCCTTTATGTGTAATTTTTTTCATTTTGACTCTTTTCATTATAGTTTTTGATCCACAATAACTTTCATTGATATATGAAAGTGATAAATTATTTCTTTTCTTAAATCCATCAGGAATTTTTGTTGCTTTTTCTTCAAATTTATTATAACTTATAAATTTATAAATTGTTCTCTTTTTATCTCCTTTCATACCCATTAATATATCATTTCCTTCAAATATTTTTGAACCAAATAATCTTTTTTTATAAATTTTTTTATGATATATCCTAAAGTTTTTGCAATCAATTTTCCATTTTACCCATTTATGATGACCGTTTTTAGTCTTTTTAACAACCCATTCATTACCATCTTTTCCTTTTCTTTTTTTGTTAATTTTTTCAGAATGAGAACACCATCCTAAACCTTTGGGGGATAGTTCGGTTCCTTTATAACTTTTTGTTGAATCATTTTTACAAATTGGCATATTTATATAATAAAAAAATAAAAATATAAATTGATTTTTATTTTTTTTATTATATAATAAAAAAATAAAAATATAAATTGATTTTTATTATCAAATTATCAAAACTATAATAAAATGTCTGCAATTCCTTATAAAGATCCTGTTAAGAATGAAAAAAATACTGACTACAATAATGCCGTAGATGATTTTATCAATGGTAATGGAAAAGGAATACCAAAGTCACATATTTGTGAGATATTAATGCAATACGATAAAAATATAAGTGAATATATTAATCAGGCATTTAAAAAAAAATTAAAAGCCATATCAGTAATGCCTTATGGTGAATGTGTTGTATTTGCTGAAAATCCAGTATGTTATGGACGATGTACTCAATCTATGTGGATATCAACCAAGGATCATAAAATGATGATCTATTTTGATCGTAATTGAGACTTACATTGGATAATGATGAAGAATTAGTTGATTATTTTCTTCTATATAATTGAAAATATATGATTAAAATTTTAGTCATATTTTTTTTATTTTATCAATAAAAATATAAATTGATTTTTATTAGCAAATTATCTAAACTATATAATCATGAGTTCAATTGCTGATCATGATACTGTTATATCACTTATTAATAAATTTTGTTCTGGTAGTGAGGTAGCTTGTTTAGACAAACGATCACGAAATGTTTACATTGAAGGTATACACTCAAAATATTGGTTTGATAAAATCAATAATTACTTTAAATCTCTTGATTTAAATGCTTGTTGTTATAAAACTTATAGCAATAAAATAAATTGGAAATCTCGATATATTGACATAGAAGATTCTGAATTAAAAACTCTTAATAAATTTGAAACAAAATATGTTAATACTATAGTTGACCGATATTTTTGTAAAAAACCAATTAAATATTCTTCTGAAAATTTAATTATAATTGATGAAAAATATAATATTTTCCCAGAGTTATGGCTACAAGATAATAGTTATAACTTATTTGAAAATTCTATTAAATATGATGATATTGAAAGAACAGTGAGACTATTGATGGAAGGATTGGTTTTTATGAGGGAACACTTTCATGAGACAGATTTTGAGACAGATATACATATGATAATATATGATAATATATGATTAAAATTTTAGTCATATTTTTTTATTTTATCAATAAAAATATAAATTGATTTTTATTAGCAAATTATCTAAACTATATAATCATGAGTTCAATTGCTAATCATGATACTGTTA